TTGCAGCGGTTCCAAAAGCTGATGCTGTTGCGGGAGACTTTCGTCCATTGTTTTCTTTAGGAAGTGCTGTAACAGTCCCAGCTAATTCCGCGGTTACCATCACAGAACTTGGGTGGGAATCTTTTAGAATTACTGGAACTGCTACAAATGTCTTCCAGCTAAGTGGACAAGAACACGAACACCTGAGATAAAGATGGCTCCTAGACCTAAGACAAAAAGAAACCCATCTGGGTTTACTTCCAATGTGCCTCCTAAGAAGCGCCTTGGACAGTTTGGTAAGTTTATCCAAGAAGGTGTGAGAACTAAGACTCCTAAGTTCAAGCCTGTTGGGATTAAGAAAACGGTTAGGAGAGGATAATGGGTAAGGATAAGAAGCTACCTGTAATGAAGACGACCAAGAAGTCGAAGAGAACAAAGAAGACAACCAAGAAGAAGGGTAATATTGTTACAGGGATTGCTAGACAAGTCAAGACAGTTAGAACAGAGAGAAAGAAAGTTGCTGGAATGACAGACCAGCAGAGGTTAGATAGGATTAATAGACAGCTCCTAGCAATCACACAGAATAAGAATAAACGTGGCGGGATGCATGGAAGAAGTCTCTCCATAAATGACCCAGCCAAACTTCGTGGAGTTGCTAACGAAGATAAACTTCGTAAAGAAGGTGCTAGGTTGGCTAAGAAGATCAGGGAGAAAAGGAGAAGCAAATGAAACTAGGTTGGAAGACTTTAACGGGCGCAGCTATTTGGGGAGCAGGAGCCTTAGCTTCTCCTGACGCAGCAGGTTTCATTCCCCAAGAAATTGCCACAGTAGCACAAGCTATTGGTGGTTTTCTAGGAATGTTTGGGATGAGACATGCAATTGCGAAAGGAAACATCAGGTTCTAGAGATAGCGGGCTAGCACTTGTTTTATTCAAGGGGGAATACAACAAGAGTTCGCCGCTGGACTCACTAGCCCGCTAGCAATTTCTGACACCGTTTAGCGGAAACAAACGGGATGAGAATGAATAGTTGTCAAGTCCTTAAGCTTTTTATATTCCATCATAGGACACTGGGGAAAGCTTGAGCGGGCAGGTGCTTGGAAAGGCTTGAAAGTAGATGGTTAGTAAGGGTTAGTTAGCGTATTTTGGTTTCCTTCATGGAGACTTTGCTGTGCAAATGTTCTTGACAACTGATTTATTCGTGACTGTTTGACACAGGACCAGAAAGAGAGCGCGAGTCTTTTTCTGTTGCGATTGAAGTTCTCGTAGCTAACTAACCCTGTTACTAAAGACTTTTAGGAGATACGTGAGGTTATAGATGGGTAAGGAAGAGGAACATACTCAAATGGTCACCACCTTTGTTAATAATGTAAGGGATGACTTAGGAGCAAACGGAACACATAGATCGAAAGAACATACACTTAGATTAATAGTTAGTTGTGTAATGTTTTTGTTTGGTTTTGCTATTATAATTGTACATTATGTATTGTCATTTATTGAAAACACTAATGGTCACCACGCTTGGTCAAGAGAGGAGCTACTTTTAGTCCTGGTTTTAGTTGTTGGTCCTGTTGGCATATTGTTTACTAGAACTTTATTAGCGGTACTTAAAGTAGTTTGGCCTTTCCACGGAGGTAAGAAATGAAGTTAGGATGGAAGACGATTAGTGGTGCTTTGATTTGGGCTGTAGGTACGATTACTTCTCCAGAAGTTATGTCTATGCTTCCAGAAAGTATTGCATCAATTGTGCAGGCAATTGGTGGTGTTTTAGCTGCACTTGGCTTGCGCCACGCTATTGCAAAGAAGTAAGGGGGTGAAAAAGAATGGCTAGACGTAGGATGGATGGTTCTGCTAGAAGTCAGCAGAGAACGGCAGCTCAAATTCGTGCTGAGCGAGCAGAAAAGAAGAAGAAGATTAAGGAAGCCAAGATGAACCTACTTGGTGCAAATACTTCTATTCGTGATGCTGTCACAGATATTAATACTATGATTGCAGCAGGAAGTTCAAAGGCTCGTATTAAGGCTGCACAAACTCGTCTTGAGCCTTTGAGAACTAGGGCAAAAGGCTTTGCTGATGAACTTAAGCGGCTAAGGAACGCCTAAATGCCTCTCAAGAAGGGTAAGAGCGATAAGGCTGTTTCAGCGAATATCTCTGAACTTGTTAAGTCAGGTAGACCTAAGAAACAAGCTATAGCTATTGCCATGCAGAAGGCAGGAAGAACTAAGAAGAAAGTCATTAAGCGAAAGAAGAAGAGATGACTGACGGAAACGGAAATGGTAAGCGTAAAAGGGGTCGGCCTCCTGGAACTAAGAATGGTGACAGGCCGCCCCAGCTTACCAAGTGGGTTCCGAAAACTTGGGAAATTTGGATGACTGAGGCCGTTTTGTTATCTTCGAAAGGAATGTCTAATACAGAGCTTGCTACTCATTTCAACGTAACACCACAACATATTTCTAACATAACTAACACACCGCAAGCTGCTTTAATTAGAAGAGAAGTAATGGATGCGTTGCAAGAGAGAGTACAAACAACTACAGTCAGACGTCTTGAATCAATTGCTTCTAAGACTGTTGAACGTTTAGATAGAATGGTTCATGATGATGCAGCTTTTAAAGAATCTCCGTTCCAAATCATAGATCGTGGAATGAAGGTTTTGGAGGGGATTGGTAAGTTACAGAGAAAGGATGCTGGGAAGATTAACGTAGATAAGGCAATTATCCTTTCTGGTCAACATTCTTTTGAACTCTTAGAAGGAATGAGAGAGGCAGAAGAGGTTAAGAAGTTGTATGAAGCTGAACCTGCTGAGATAGTTTATGAGCCAACAGACTGATTCTCTTGAATACTTAATGGCTAATCTCTCAGATCCTGAGCGAGTTAAAAAGGCTCGGGCTGCTGGAGAAAAGCAATTAGAAGAGTTGACGACTGACGAAGTTAACCAGATGAAATGGTTGGCTAAACATAATCTTTACTATCTATCTAAGTCGGTTCTTGGTTATAAAGATCTTAGTCCACAACTTCATGGACATTTGTGTTCTTGGTTAGAGAGAACTGCGGAAGAACAGTTCCGTGCTGTCTTATTGCCTCGTTCTCACTTTAAGTCTACTATTGTAACTATTTCTGATTCAGTTCAGGCTGCGTTACCAGATGTAGATGGATCAAGTTCTTGGCCACGTTGTTTAGGTCCAGATATTAGAGTTTTGTTAGTACACGAAACTCATACAGGTGCACAGAGGTTCTTATATGAGATAACTTCTCATTTTCTTGGGAACCCTAAACTAATGGCTCTGTTTCCTGAGTGTATTCCTGATAAGAGACACCAGAGAATTAATTTAAATGAACTAGAGCTTCCTAGAAATGAGTATTGGGCTGAACCAACTTTTGATACAATGGGTGTTGGTGGTAGAGCACAGGGCAGACACTATAATATAATTAAGCCTGATGATATTTTTGGTGATAAAGCTAGAGACTCAAAGACAGAAGCAGAACGTACAATTCAGTGGTTTGATAATCTTCAGTCTTTCTTGGTAGCCTTGGCTAGAGATAAAATTGATATGGTAGGTACTAGATATTCTTTGAATGATATTTATCAACACGCGTTTGAACAATACGGCGATAGAATGTTGAAATATATTCGTCGTGTAGAAGAAAGAAATGAGGAAGGTGTCTTACGACCTATCTTCCCAGAAAGATTCACTAAAGATAGCCTGGAAATCCTTCGGAAGAATCCGATAGTCTGGGCTAGCCAGTATATCAATGACCCCGTTGCTGGGTTGGCACAATTTGAACCGTCGTGGAAGCGGTTTTATGAGTGGATTGGAGAGAATAGGGTGGCTATTTTTTCCGGTTCTTCGCGAACAGTTGTAAATGTAAGAGACTGCGACATTTGCATCTTAGTCGATCCAGCCCGCACGGGGAAAACGGGAATAGTTGTCACTGCTGTTGATCCTGAGAATAGGGTTATTATTTTAGACAAATTTAAGGGATCTCTTACAGATCCAGAATTTGTCAACATGATCTTCTCTTTGGTTCAGCGTTGGTGGCCGAGATTGGTTGGAATTGAAGATGTTTTATTCTCTGCCTTGTATCAGCCTTGGTTAGAGAGTGAAATGAGACTAAGAAATGTTCGATTTAAAGTCGAACCGTTGAAGAGGAAGAGACTTTATGGCGTTACAGAAGCAAAAACAGACCATATTAGAGCACTAGCAGTCTATTTTTCTGCTGGTTTGGTCTTTATGCACGAGTCTCAGACTGATTTAATCACTGAATTTGACCACTTTGGTGCTACGGATGATGTTCATATGTTTGATGCCTTAGCTTATGGGCCTCAAGTATGGCGTCCAGGTACTTCTGCGGACCAATTTGCTATGAATAGAAGCCTAGAGTTACAGAATTTAGAAGATAGAGACGTTATGACGGGGTATTCAAGCTATTAATGTCTACTGAAGAAGATCTAAAAGGTTCTCCAACTACTGAGTTTATTCAGCGTGGTGACTCTATTCCAGTAGATTTACCACCTGGAGTTATAAATCCTTCTGCTATTTCGTCTCTTATAGAGCAAAATGGTGGTCAAGTTGGTTATGTTTTAGTTATTAAGGCAGATGGCATAGCAGGATGGCAACCAGTTAGTGTTTTAGTACCTCCTGGTACAGTTACAGAGTTGAATGACCTAACAGATGTTATTTTAGCTGGTTTGGGCACAGGAGACTTACTTATTTTCAATGGAACAACCTGGGTTAATGGAAGTTTGGTTGCAAATCAGCTACCGAATCATGCTACTAGACATGAAAGTGGTGGTGCAGATCCATTAGCTCTGGGAAGTATAGCAGGAACCTTGGTAGATGCACAAGTTATTGAGTCTAATGTACGTCAATGGGATTCTGCAGCAGAGAAAATACACTCAGTTGAGGCTTTTGTATAATGGCTAAGAACGAAAAACCAATCTTTACTAAAGAACCCTTACTTGGTATGGGTCAAGTTACTGTTGCTAACCCTAATAGGGATGGAACAGGAACTTTAGTAACGATTGTAACTGGTGTTGTAGATAGTACCAGGATAGACCTTGTTAGAATTGCTGCAACAGTTACAACAACTGCTGGAATGATTAGGTTGTTTCTTTATGCTGGAGCAACCAACTACTTAATTAAAGAAATTCCTGTCTCTGCGTTGACAGTCGGAGTAGCAATTCCAGCCTTTAGTGCTGAGTGGGTTCCAACAGAGCCTATAATTTTACCAGATACTTCTTGGCAATTAAAAGCTTCTACAGAAAACGCAGAAGCTATAAATGTCTTTGCCTTTGGAGGACATTTCACAGCATGAATGACGGCTTACTTACTGGTTGGAAGACTTCAAGAATTCCTATTATAACCACACGATCTCTTGATGTTAGAGAATGGGAACGTCTGGGTTATAGTACTATACATAAGTTTGGTTTTAATCCTGATGTTGATACAGGTACTACTCCTGAAGATGTTTGGGATATTGGTGGTGTATATACAGGTTTTGTTGCAGCCGCAGCCGCTACAGAGATTGTTTCTTCTGTTGCTGCCGATGCAGCAGCGGGAACTGGAGCACAACAAGTTAAGGTTTATGGATTAGATACAAACCTGAATGAGATTTCTGAAACTGTAATTTTGACCGGTGTTGTTCCTGTAGTTTTGGCTAATCAGTATAAGAGAGTCTACAGAGCACATACAGTGGTAGTAGGTTCTGGTGGTGTAAATGCTGGAGATATAGATATTAGACATACTGTTGGACCAGTGAATTTAGCTAGAATTTCTGTTGGTCGTGGTCAAACTTTGATGGCTATTTATACAATTCCAGCATCCTATAAAGAAGCTCGATTGATTGGAATTTCTGCTTCTGTTGGCAGAGATCTTTCTACTACAGCAGAGTTAGAACTAAGAACTAGCTATCAGAGTGAGGGGTTGCGGGTACGAGATATCGCAGAGCCGCATTCTCAAGGTGGTGTTACAGGTACGGAAAGGCTTGTTGATTTAATTTTGCGTCCTACAGAAGATGTTTGGATTAGAGTTGCTAGTGTTACAACAAACAACACTGGTATAGGTGCTACATTTGATATTTTGTTGATTCCTTAAGGATAAATAATAATGGCTGATTACCCAAGATTGCTTGTTCTTGATCCAGATACGGAAGAAAGACTGATTTCGTATATTGATGATGAACTAGATAATCACTACGCAGAGCGTGGTTTTTGGATAGATAAGGTTATGGGTTGGCAGAGGGATTATTGGGCTGAACCTGGAACGAAGAAGAAGACTTTCCCGTTCTACGGAGCATCAAACCTAGTTGTCCCGTTAACTGCCATATCTGTAGAGGCTGTTCATGCGAGGTCAATGACAACTCTATTTGCAATTCGTCCTATTGTTAATGCAGATTTAAGGATTAAAGACTTCCCATCGGGAGGGGAATCAGCGTTAGAAAATTATTTAGATTTTGAACTAATGAAAACAGTTAAGATCTATCGTCCTTTCAATGATATAGTTCTAGAAACAGAGAAGTATGGTACTGGTATTGGTAAGAGTAGTTATGAAAAGGTAGTTAGGAAAGCTGTTCGTACTGTTGGAACGAGGGAAGAAGAGTTTAATGTAACAGTTAGATCAACAGCTACCCTAGATGCAGTTGCTATTACTCGTTTCATGATGCCTTTTGTAGAGCAAGATCCACAAACGGCTGCTTGGTGTGGAGAAGAACATTCTTCTACAATGTTTGCTGTTAAGCAGCTTACTGAGTCTAAGATGTTTTTCCCAAACACTTATGAGAATCTTTTAGTGTGGGTAGATAACTCTGATCGTCCTACTGATTCTGGTTCTGGACAAGAAATTACTACTACGCAAGAAGAGCTAGAGGAAAGAAAACCTCTACGACCAAGAAGGTTAGATTTCTTAGAACTCTGGCTTGGGTTTGATATTGATGGGGATGGTAAAGATGAGGAGATACAGGTATTTTACCACAGGTCATCTAGATTCCTCATGGCTGTTCGTTATAACTGGTATGAGGACTTACGAAGGCCATATAGATATTCCAACTACATTCCAGTGGAGCATAGATGGAACGGAATTGGGATTTGTAAACAGAATGAGCAGTTTCAGAGAGAAATTACAACCATCCACAGGCAAAGATTAGACAACGCAACTCTTGCTAACATGAGAATGTTTAAGGTTCATAAGCTATCTGGCTATGGACCTAATGAGCCAGTATTTCCTGGTAAGATGTGGTTCTTGGATGATATGGCCCACATAGAAACTGTACAGATGGGAGAAGTTTACCAGTCTTCATACGCGAATGAACAATCTTCTTTAGTCTACTCGCAACAAAGGACGGGCGTCAATGAAGTCATTCTCGGTATGCCCCAAGTTGGTACGCCAGGAACGGCGACGGGCGATCTTGCAAGAATTCAAGAAGGAAATAAGAAGTTTGATTTTAGCTTTAAGAATATCAAAACGACGCTCAATGACCTCGTAATGGATGTGGTTCTTAACATTCATCAGTTTGGTACACAGAATGTTGAGTACTTTCAGATTGTTGAGAATGGTCACTTGATAGTACAACTACTCCAGCAACCAGCATCAGTTATTAGTCGTGGGATTCTTTTCGAGGTAGGGTTGGCAGGACAGCAGCAAAATAGATTGTTAGATAGAAACAATTGGACGCAAATCACAGCATTCCTACAACAGTACTATGCGTCTATAGCGGAAATTGCTCAATTGGTTGGGGATCAAGAATTAATGCAGATGATTCTTAAGAAAGCATTAGCAGCTTCTACAGAAGCAATGAGACAAATCCTCGAATCCTTTGAGATACGTAATGTTGACAGAATTATTCTAGCGGAATTGGAGGGACTAATTGACACATCCA